CCTGTGATTGAGTAGTGAACTGATGCGTCATTGTTATACAACAGTGCACATAGTTCCCAGTACTTCTTACCGAACAATTGGGAATACGTGTAGTTGTATTCATAGATGCAACCATCACGAACCGTGTTGTAGTTGGTGATGTTGAAACTAGTTGGGCGACCGAAAAGCATTGGTGAAGCAGTCATGATGATGTTGCGAGTGGATGTGTTCTGTTAGTGGAATGGTTCAGGCTGGATAGATGCGGTAATCGTTCTCTGTCCAGGTCTGCATGTAGATGCTGAACAATTCCACAGCGTCATCCCAGCTCATCGCATTTGGATAGGTGAGATCACGCCATGCGTCGTTGAACAGGATTTGAACTGTGTACATGATGATGAGTGCCGTTAGTGGAATGGTAGCAGCAAAGTGTCGTTAGTGCAACGGTCAGGCACTGAGAACGTGCCACTCGTCAATTGTCATGTCATTGGATGCCTTGGCGGCAGCGTTGAACACGTACCAAGTGAAGTCCTTTTGATACACACGGTCACCCTCAAAGCCAAACTCACAAAGAATGGCATTCAGTCGTGACTTGGTGGTCTTGGTGCGGTAGCCGCAATGACGTACAGCTACGTATTGATCTGCAACCTGTGCAATTTCGTGCCCGTGCAGATAGATGTGTGAAATGCTCTGATCATCAGTAATAACTGATGTATTTGCTTTGGACCAGTTGGAGTTTGAGTTGATCGCTGAGATCATCTCGGATTCGATCTTACGCATGTTTGAAATGAACGCTAGGTGGAATAGTACTGTTAGTGCAACAGTATGTGAAAGGCCAAAGGATGGCCAGACTGATGACAGGTCATGAACCATCGCAGCCTGGTTAGCTGATCATCAGTGCCACCAACTTCACGCGCCCTCCGGTGATCTGGGCGAGGCTTCTAACTTTGACGGGCTCAGAAGCGGGACCACTTGTATGAAGCCAGGCATGTCGTGCTTGGCCGTTTGTTGTGCTTATCATGCCCTAAGCGGAACAGTACTGCAAGCGCAACATACACAGTGAAGCATGACAATTGATACTAAACAATGACAATGAATCAATTGATACTGATGTCGCCACAGATCGCGAGAGATGGAGAGACGAAACAGGCGCCCGCGCGGTAGTAGAAACACGCGCGTGTTACCTGTAAACCCAGTGTGCACGGCTAGTCTGTAGATCTAGAGCGTTAAAAAGAGGGGCCATGGGGGTGATTCTGCGGCCCTGCTGGTACGTTATATGGCTTCAGAGATTTTTGTCAAAATTTAAGAGGTACTTTGACTCTGATTCGTACGGTTTCTCACTGACAAAAACCTTAAAATCATCAATATAAGGCGGAACCCAGTCCCACACTGCTACACATGACGACCAGTTAACAGGTTGAACGCAAGAAACAATAACAACAGAGTAAAAAGCAGTGACATAGTTATAGAGGGTTAACACATTACGTGACCATTTTTGTATTATCGTTTGGTTCTGGGACATCAAAGAACGTATCTTCTTTGAATTCATCAGGAAGACCATACCCTCTGTGTTGTTCATCCATATCAAGACACCATTGCTTCAGTGCTTTACCTGTATCTGTAAATTTAGCTACCCCTAAAATACGCCAAGCTTCTAAAGGGTCTAAACGGTATGTCGCTGCATTCTTGTAGTAACACATAAATCCATTAGGACCTTCTCTAGTTTTATGATATTCAATTTTGAAGTCTTTATCATTATGGGGGAAAGATATTCTTTTCATATAGATGATAATAAAAGATAATAACAACTAATAACCATATGACACTCACTTCACTCACGTCACTCACTTCACTCACTACGTTCGTTCGTTCGTTCGTTCGTTCGTTTGTTGATCAACCCTATATAGATGTCAAATTGATTTAGTTGTCAGTAATTAAAAGGGAGGAAAACATCCTCCCAATTGTCACAGAAAGTCGAGTCCACCCTCTCTCCTCCCTGTAATAGGTGCTTATTGCACCTAAACCCAGGTATAGACACCGTTTTGGGAAATTCCTCTAGCTGCTTGTCTTTGGTCTTTATTCATACCAAAAACGAGGTGATTTGCTGATTCTTGAGGGTGATCAATTGATTCTTTAAGGATGTCATTCCACTCATCTAGTCGTCGTTGAGCGATGACTTGTTGAGCTGAGATTGACATGCAATCTGTAAAGTATTTAACACCTTGAGCTAAGCAGTCAATTCTGTCATCGTGTTTCACAGCGCCTTTTTCTCGACACATACGACTCATCTGATAGAAGAGCATGTAGAGGATCCGTTGTTCAGGGGGAGCGTCTTTGTTGGAGTTGTAGTCCCAATCAATAACAGAGCGATCCACAACAAGACGATGCTGGTTAAGAATGGGTTCTAGGGCGTCAATAATACGGTCTTCTTTTCTGACGTTGGCGCGGACTTCTTCGACATCAATACCTTGTTTAGTTTGAATGAGGTGTTTTTTAAATAGTTCAGATACGATACCGTCACCGAAGTTAGTTTCGATAACTAGTTTAGTTACACCGTATTTTTTACACCCTTTCAGAATGTCCAGGAGCGTTTGGTCAGAGTATCCATCTCTGTAAGCTCGCATTTCATGCAAGTACAGAAAACCGTTACGTTGGGAGATATAAGCTGCTGCTGTTTCATCTGTGCCACGACCCGACGGATCAACAGAGCAGATTGTCTCTTGGTAGGAATCCCAGTTTCCGCTGAGCTGCATTGGACTGTAGAAATAATCTCCAGGTAATCCGACAGTCGGTAATTCCTTGATGACGTTTCGTGGGTCTGAGCACCAGACGATGTCATCTGGAGCGGATTTAGGATTAACAGAGGTGACAATAAGGTCAGCCATTTTAAGTGGAAACTTTTCAGCGTCACTGAGTGACGTGTCAAGCATGAATTGGAGCATGAAGTTAGAGCGGCCCATTGCCGCTTCACGCTCGATAAGATCATCTTCATTAAATCTATCTGGGTCAGTTACTTGCCATTTATCAGCACCCTGGTCAATGTCTTGTTGTAGTTGAGGTGCTATTAGACCTTCGTAGCTAGCAAGTTTACGTGGATAACGTGCAGGCCAAATAAAAGGTCTGTAGTTACGTTCAGCGAGCTTTCTATAAACCGTAAAGACCGTCTGAGGTGTACCGAGGTACATAATTCGACTGTCATCTTTAGGGGTAAGGATGGATTCAGCTTCAGTACAAAGTTGTAGAAGCTTTTCCCTCATCATTTCCGTAAGACTGTTACCGGGAACTTCAATATCGTCCAGAATCATAAGATCTGCACGACTACCTGTTAGCTGACCAGTAATACCTACTGATTTGACTGAGGGGGCCTGGTGAGGAGAACAATTAACATCAAAGCTAATACGAGACCAGCGACTATCATCTGATTTAGGTTGTAAGTGAGACAGCCAAGGTGTCTCGATGATTAATTTCTGTAGGAAGATAGACATGTTATCTGCACGTTCTTTAGACGCTGAGATAATCATGATCTTTTTTTCTGGATCGTTGAATAGTGTCCACAACACGAAGGCACCTGTAATCCAGCTTTTGCCGACTCCTCGGAAAGCTTGAATCTGTAGACGTTTTGGACCGTGTTGTAGATAGTCAGCGATTGCGTATTGTGCGCGTGTGGGCGAAGGAAGGTCAAGCTGCTGCCACAGTGCTTGTAGGAACAGCTTGAAATCATCCTGTAACGCCTCTAGGACGTTTGACATTTATTGGTTAATAGTTTTGATTACCGGAGTATCCAGCTCTATTAGCCCTGGATTGTTTTTTGTTTTTTCTTCTTGCTACAGCTGCACGGTGTTCAGCAAGAGTTTTATGACGACCAATGTGCAAACCAGACCCGTGTTCTTTATATGTATGAGTCTTAGAGACTTTAGATTTCGGTTTAACTTGTAGTTTAGCTTGTGGTTTAGCTTGTGGTTTAGCTTGTGGTTTAGGACGTGCTGTAGATCTTGCTGCAGGCGGTTGAGGAAGTCTTGGGGCAGGAGGTGGAGTTTCACGAGAACGCTCACGTGCACGGCGCTCATCTCTATCTAAACGGTCTTTTTTAGGAGTGGTTTTTGGTTTAGAAGCTGTAGGTTTGGTTTTAGGTGATGTTGCTTTGGTTTTTTCTTGAGGTTTACCACTACGATTAGGTCCGCCACGTCTATTGCTTGAGCTTTGGTTAATAGCAGCTTTGGCGTTTTTCTTGGACATTTTATTGTACTTAGAAATTAACCCAGGAATACGCGCAAGACCTTCTCCCCTTCTAAGAGATTGATAGAGGTCATTACCAATTACACCAGCGTGAAGAAGCAAAGAAATCTTGCCAAGCAAACCAGATACAGTACGTAAAGAAGAAGTGTTAGCTGAAGTAGCACGGGCTGGTAAACGACCTTGGGGCCTATTTGGTGAATTACTAGTGCCTTGACGTGTAGTGCTAGAAGAATTATTACCTGTAATATTCCTACGACGAATACGCGGTTTTATAGATAACTCCCCGCCTTTTTTACCAGGAGGTAAAGCTGGTCTGCTACGGCCAGTCACTCTTGCACTATTTGTACCAGCACGTGCAGGAGAAGAGCCACGTGTTACTCGTGTAGAAGATCCACGGGAGCCACCTTGACCACTACGGGTGACTTTTGCATTACTAGCTTTGGATCTAGTAGCTCGTGATTTGGAACTTGTAGGACGTTTTGATGCTGCCCGTCGACTACGAGTACTACTTGATGTAGGTGTTGCCATAATAAGTTAATTAATATGCGATAAAATGAGTTCTTCTCGAAGAGGATTTAATCCAAAGCGTTCTCTCATCCAAGAACGCCAATGTGTACTTCCTTTGTCCTGATTACATGAGGTACAAGCGCATACCAGATTGCTGGTAATATCCTCACCGCCATAGGTGCGAGGATGAACGTGATCCAAAGTAAGTTCGTGTAATTCATAGGTTGCTCCGCAATAAACACATGTACAGCCAAAATGTTCTTTGATGCTGCGCCTCCAAAGACGCTTTGCTTCAGAGGATGTCATGGTTATTAGGTTGTTAAGGTAATGATCAGGAGTTGGAAGTAAGGGGGTCATTTAGATGCGTACTTTTTGCCTTTGCGCGGACGGGTGCGGTTAATTTTTAAGGATTCAAGTTTTCCTTTACCCTTGCCGGTATGACTTGCGTCTTTACCGTCACCGTTGCCGTATGTGCCAAGCTTTCTATTTAGCTTGTTTGCAGCTGTACGTATGTTTAGTCCCTTCTTAGACTTGTTATATTTAGCCTGCTGCTTCAGACGACGCTGTTTTGCAGCAGGGTTTTTCTTGTAATACTGAGATGTTTTACCGCTTGCCATAAAGTCTCGTTTGTACAAGTTCAGGGTCGATCTCTGGCATAACGCTGGCTAGCTTGGACAACGGGTTACCGTCATAGGCAACACCGCTGATGTCATTGGTCTTAAGCCAATCACACGCTGCTTTTAGATCCTGTGTTGTAGCTTCCCCAGATTTAATTCGAGCAAGAAACTCTTTAGTAACTAAGTTATGTAGTTCGTTAAACTGGTCTTCAGTTGCCTTCTTCTTTGACATTAGCAACCTTCTTTTTCTTAGTAGTCTTTTTAGGTGGCTCTACGATAGAAACGTTAGCTTCAGAGGACTGACGTTCAAATGCTTTTTGTGCAAGTTCTTTAGAGTCAAACTCTTGAAGCACTTTGCCACGGATGTTGTCAACGAGTTGGTAGGACATTAACTATTTCTCAATACGATTTGGTCTAATTTGTTTTCAATGCGGATCATATGATCTTCCATCCGCTTAGTCATGACCGAAAGGTCTGCCTTTGACACGTAGTCAGTAGCAACACCTAATTCGATAGCGTCAATACGTCGATCAAGACCACTGATACGGTCGTGTACGTTATTAACTCTTTGATGTAATCTGTTATTTAAAGCTGCACCGCCAGCAATTGCAGCGATGACTAGCGTCACTGTTGCTTCAAGCATTACTTGTCGGATTTATTATTAGTAAGCGATACGATTGGTACGATGTCATTACACAGGACTTCTACTCGACTTCCAGGTCGAAAGGTAAATCCTGCTTTCATAATCTCTGTACATTTAATTGCACGAACTAGTTCGTAGTCCAAACGCATCTTCTGTTCATGGCGTCTAGCTATTTGCTTGCAGGTTTCAACCATGCCTCCATCAAGAGGTACTGAAAATCCAAGCTGAACGCCGAAGTTACTTGTACGCTGATAGGACTCAGTATGTACATCACCACCCATATAAAAGGGTTGAAATGTCATAGTAGTTCCATTACAGCTATTGCCGTTCGAAAAATATTGTCTACTTGGTGCTCCATTATTTTGGAACTGAACGGCTTGATTGGTCACATTTCCGGTTGCCGCAGCTACAGGGTTTGATGTGTTGCTAACTTTTGGATCGTTATCCTCAGCGTAAGCAGGGCTTACTGAGAGAAAACCGATAAGGATGTAGTAGTAGACGTTTGTTCGATTACTTCTGTGATGTCGATTGTTTCGACTACACCTGCTGCCCGAGTCACTATTTCTAGTTGAAACGGATCTCCAGATTCTGTTACTGAAAATGTAGTTGCAGAATCTTCGATTGAGCCACTTGGGGTTACATTTGTTCCAGACCATGATGAATAATCGCCACCATAAATTTCAGTAGCAATAGTTCTGTCAATATCAATGGTGGTCGTTGTTGTTGACTGCATTGAACCTTGCGTAAAGTTAGGCGTTACTTGAGCTGATACTGGAGCAGCTAAAAACAGTAGTAGTAGTAGTTTTTTCAAAAGATTCCTCTTATTCCTCTGTTTTGACAAAGATTGCATTTTCTTGCTTTTGGAGGTTTTTGATACCGAATCTTGGGCATCCTTGAACATGGATTACGCCTTGAACAGTTTTTTACTGATACACCAGGTCTTCCATTTTGTCTTTTTGCTTCAGCAGGATTGCTATCGATAATTCCAACCAACGCAAGAATCAAGGGTAGAATGATTAATTTTTTCATTTGTTTTTTTCACGTGTGATAGAGAATGTTGCTAATGTCCCGCTTAATATCGAAGCAACGTATGTTGGATCCATTTTTTCCATCCATCCGGCATACGAAGCTGTTAATAGTCCGGCAGACCAGACTAAAACTATGAATTTGATAAATCCTTCTTTTTTGTTATCTTGGTCCACAGTAATTTAATAATAGGTTTTAAAAGAGATACTGTCCTTTTGAAAACTGCAGTTGCCGCTAGGGTTGCTGCAACTGAAACCGTGGCTGTAGTACCAGCGGTCACAAGAATTTCGTTTGACGGTAGAGGTACTGACATATCCGTGTATGGGATATCTACTTCTCTCATGTCATTAGGTACTGGCGGTAACTTTACCGGAGGTGTATGAGGTTTTGGTTTAGCTTTTTCTTTGTCGGATTGTGTTGTCCCTTTGACTCCCGGAGGCGGCCGAAGGTCGCTAGGAGGCACCACAAGCGGCCTGTAATTAGGTAATTCCGCTCGTGGTATGTCTATTACTGGACGGGGTAGTAATGGTGCCTCAGGGAGCCGCATAGACGGTAATACCGGCGGCTCTCCTAAATCCATTATTTATTAGGGAATAGTCCGTTACGAATAAATTCGACTGCCTTGTCATCAACCTCATTGTCGGTTGACTCGGCCAGTTTAGTTAGAAGATCTACAATAAGTAGCTTAACCTTATCTGACTGAATAAAAGAAAAAAGAATTGGACGGATAAGTGTGATCATTGTTTTAAAATAATAAATTGTGGTTTAGTTACAACTACACTAATTCTTTATTAGAGAGGAGATCCAAAGACGAGAATTCGAATGTGAGTAGGGTTGGATGGCGCTGTTTCTGGGTCAGCGTCATCACCTCCGCCTGCACCTCCTGCATCTTCGGCAGCTTTACTGTCATCACGTACAAAGACCTCAAAGCTTGCTGTCCCATCACCAGCAATGGTAGCTGCGTTGCAATATACATTTTTATCTTCAGGAGCACTTCCAAACATCAACAAATCATTATTGCTTGAAAATTTAAGACTGTCAGACAACCATACTTTGTAATTACCAGCAGCTATTTTATCAACCTGTTTAACATTGTTGTTGATTTTCATGCTGATATTAGTACCTGTACTCTGTGCGCCACTAAAAAGAACCCAAGCAGCAGCTGTAAGATTTAGATGGTCACTTGAATCTCTATCTGTATTCTTGGTAATAATTTGACCAGTTACTTTATTTGTAAACTGAGAACCAGCACCAGAATACTTAGAGTGGGTATTAGCAGGTTTTTCGGCAGTTATACCAGTGACAGGCCCATTTGTGTAGTATTTAAGTCCGTCAGGATATCCTGTACAAGATATATTGGAATATTCTAAATTCTTATTAGTTGTTGTAAAAGGTGCGGCAGTAATACTAGATCCATTACTATGATAGAGGTAGACATTGCTAATATGACCTGTGTACTGATAGGACCCTGTACCATCAACCATCTTGATGGGTCCATCATTAGAGCGGTAGTTGTTAATAAACAGCGACCCTCGTGTATTAGACACGATATTAACTCCAATTTGTCCAATTATTCGGTCTGGATCGTAAGTGCTCCCAATACCAATACGACCAAATCCATCAACAGACACCCCGTCAATGCTTAGAGATTTAACACCGTCTCGGAAGTAGAATAGACCGGACCCTAATACGTTAAGCATTGCAGAACCATCTGCAAGTATGTCAATAGCCGTAGCACCTGCAGGATCGTAGTATGACGCCCATGCACCACTCTCGTAGTAATAGAGTTGTCCATTGCTTTCAACGCGCACAGCTTCGGTAGCAGCCACACCAGTGGGATATGTTGTGCTTAAGGCACCAACTGTCGCTACCTGAGCAATTTCCGTTCTACCATTGGAATAATCAAGAGTAACCTTTTCCCAATCCGAAGTTATTTTAAAAGTTGAAAGACTAACAACTTCTTTTACATAGTATTCTCCACCCTCAGTAACTCCCATAGATGATGAGCTTAGATTTTCTAACCTAATGGGTTCACCAACTTGGTATCCATGGCGGTCGCAAATAAGCGTATCACTACTGGCAACTAATTGAACGATACCTTGAGTCGGGCGATAACCATCTAAACCATGTGCTACATCGTTTTGACCGTCAGATAGATAGAAGTTTTTGAGAGTTACGTCTCTATAAGCTCCCATCTCGAAACAACGCGAAGTTCCAAGGTAGTGCTTCCTAGCAACTCCCTGTGACCAACGCTGCTGGGGAGCAACAATCTGAATGTTGCTGTATTGAATACCCCTAGCAAGAGGTGACTCACCATTATATGTAAAACATTCAAATTCAGTTCCCGGTGAAAGTCTAAAAAACTTACGTCGGATACGAACCCGTGTGCTTGTAGGAGCACTAGTAAACGTTACCGTTTTGTTGGCAAAGTCAACAGTAAATCCTGAAGTTTGAACTACTTCGGTTCCATTTGTATCATCGAACGACACTTCAATGTCAGAGGCACCGGTGAGGTCGGTATTGGGGAATGACCAGCTAAATACCGTTTGAGTGCTAGAACCATCTACGTCATACCATTTATTTAATAGCGAGTTCCAAGCGTTACTTGACTTACCATCAACACGTTCTTCCCAATCACTTTGATGAGTTTCAAAAGGAACAGCACAGTTAACGATTCTAGTGTTGCTAATAATGATGTTGTACGGAGAAGGCTGTGGGGGATGACCTTTAACTTCAATACCACCCATACCATTAAATGCTGTGCAGTTATCGAAAGTGATGTTCCTGCTGCCGTCGTCAATCTCAATGCAGTTGGTATTAGATGAGCTTGACTTACCACGAGTTTGTTGGAACAAACTGTTTTTAACAAGGACGTTAGAGCACCAGTGAGTAGCAATAACATCGTCACCAGCTCCCTCTGCAATGCAATTATCGATGGTGATATATTGAGCACCAAAGATAGCTTTGCCGTTGGAATCCATAGGCATGGATGGCATGTTAATCAAGCCATCTAGAGCACTTACAGCGCTAGTATCCTTACTTACTGGAGTAGTGATATCGATTGTCTGGCGCTTACCGTTTGAGATACGGCAGTTTTTAACAGTAATATGCTTGGCATTAGCAATTGACAATGCACATTGAGTGAAACGCCCAGCAACGGTAGGCTCTGCAATGCTTATAAACCAACGACTCTTATTATAGTCGATTTTGATATTGTCAAGTATCACATTCGTTGTTGGTGGATAGTTTACCCAGTTACCGTTTGTACCTTCAGTAGCCGAATACGGGTTGCCAATACCTACACAACCAATACGACCATCAATGCCATTCATACTCTTGATGGTTACATCTCCTTCGCCCCTAATGACGCAGTTAGATTTTTTGAAGAAGAGCTGATTAGAGATCATATAGACGCCCTCAGGGAAGACCAGGGTCTTACCAGCAGCAGCTGCAATAGCTGAGTTAAGGGCGGAAAGATCATCAGTGACTCCATCACCCTTAGCACCGTAATCTTTAACGCTAATTACAGGTGCATTGTTATCAACATAACTTTTAGTTACCAGTGTAGTATCAGAGTCAGTAATAGCAGTAGCAGTACTAGTTGCCTTTCCTGTAATTGCAATATTACCTGTACCAGTAATGTCCTTACTATTTAAATCTAAGTTTCCGCCAAGTTGAGGAGTAGTGTCTCCAACAATATCAACAGTGTTTGTAGAGGCAGCGGTGACTCTGCCTTGAGCATCAATAGTTAGTGAAGGGATATTTGTTGCAGTACCGTAGCTTCCTGGAGTTACAGCAGTATTAGCAAGTTTTCCAGCAGTTACTGCGTCGTCTGCAATTTTTGCTGTAGTTACTCCAGTATCAGCCAGTTTAGCTGTAGTTACTCCATCGTCTGCTAGTTGTGTTGTTCCAATACCACCATTTGCAACTGATATTGTTCCAGAGCTAGTGAAGGGACCACCAGTAAGTCCAGTTCCGGTAGCAACGTTAGTTACAGTACCCATGCCAGGAATCGTCCCTGTAACCCATTGAGTACCGTTGTATATCAAAGACTCATTAGTGTTAGGCGAAGGTACGCTGACGTTTGACAACTCATTCAACGACATGTCGATTTTTGAGCCGTCAATGGTTCCAAACTTGCTTGAACCAATTGCACCATCGGCAATCGAAATAGTTACTTGATCGCCAGAATTCGCACCTCCAACTGAATCTGTTAAAGTAATACAGTCACCAGCAATAAGGTCATCAGTAATGACCTTTGCAAGCTGGTTACGATTCACAGCATCAGTGTCAGCCGCACCTTCGGCTAGAGCCTCGATTCGCTGACTATTCATATTTAAGTCAGCTCGTACCTCAGGGAAGAATTTATCTACCTTTAGGTCACGAAACTCCTGGGTTACACGGAGTAGTTGGGTGAAGTTGAGATCTAGATCCTGTCCACGTATCGAACTGCCAGGTGTAAAGTTAGGAATCTTCAGTGCATTGAAATCAGTGCGCCGGAGAATTAGTACCTGAGTGGTTGGAATACTGGTAAACGTAATCGTATTACCAGAGATTGCATAATCTGAAGTAACGGACTTCAGGTCATAGTTACCCGTAGCAGTGTTGTATAGATAAACGAATACATCGTCATCTTCAAATTTACTGTTGTTAAATGGGTAAGTATATGTAGCTGTTCCGTTTATACTCGGCAATACAAATGCTGCCGACGGAGTTTCAATTGCCATAGTTAATTATTAAGGGTTGTTGTACTGTCGGATCTCTTCAACACTTTCCTGTAACTGGTTCATAGTGTCTCGAGCACCATCCAAATCTCCTGCGCTAGTTTTCGTGTCAATAAGATCTTGACCACTATTTTCAAGTAGAATTTCAGGATATTCATTTTCAATAAACATTTCAGCAGCTTGACGCGCCTGATTTTCTAGTTTATTAAGCTCATTGTATAAAGGTAACTTATCGGCTTCTATACTGAAGTTTTCAGTAGTCAACTGACCTGCACGTTTCATTGCACGCATCTTTTCGATGTCATCGTTGTAAGCCTTGTTATTCATAAACTCTCTTTCAATGCGCTTATCATAACCTAGTGATCCAACATACCTAGCAATAGCTTCACGTTGCTCTGCATTATATGAATAACCATCACTATGCTTCGTAAGAGTACGCATACCCGGCCAACCAGTTGAATGCAACCAAACTCTCCAAGGTTCACCACCGTCAGAAATAGGCACAGGGCTAGTTACATTGAGAAAGCGTAAAATAGGATTATCAATTAAATTGATTTCCTTACCAGTCCAATAATCGACACGTCGAGGTAGCGTGGCATTGACACCAGGAAGACGATTAAACAAATAGCCTTTTAGATCTTTATGGATATCTTTAAGGGAGTTGTCAATTTGTTGTGAGACAACACCTAATGTTCCAGACATTGGAATCATTGCTCGAGCTTCACGTGCTACAAACCTCTTTAATGCACCCTCCTCACCATTGATCATTTTAAGAGCAGGTTCAATTCCAGCTAATGGAGATCCGTTTAACCAGGTAGCCGAAAGTGTCCAACCTATATTACGAATAATTTGAGCTTCTTTTTCTTCTGTAATTTGAGTCCGATACATAGCCATGTCACCTACAATTGTAAGGACAGGATCTAACATAGGCACACCTGCGTATGAAATCCATTGGTTAACGCCAGGAACATAAATAGTTTTTTCTTGATAGTTAAAATTATCTTTAGCAAATTTTCTATCAGTAGGAGATTCTGGTCCGTTACCTCTTAGCCTTCCTTGAAGAGCGTATTGATAGAAAACAGTACCAGCAATTGCACCCATAGTTACGCGGCCAAGGTACTCATTTTTAAGCTGCCTAAAAATAGCGATTGCATATGGATTGTTGTCGTAGTCAATGCCGTGAGCTGCTAATGCTTTGGCAATTGATTCAGGGTCACTTTCCTTAGCCCAAATAGTTGTACCGTATTTATTCATCCCTGGAATTGCTCCAATGGGTGTATAAGAAAATCCTTTTTTTAGATAGTTTATACTAGTCCTAGGGAACATAAACAAGGACTTAAAAAGTGGAGATCGTTCAATAAGAGAGTTAATCTGAGTCGCTGTTTGGCTGTCAAGATTAAGAGCAATTTCTTGTGAAGCAAACTTGGCTGCCTCATCAGTTAGCAGTCCTGACTTATCAAACATTTTAGAGTAATGCAGCTTTTCAGATGCCTCTAAAACTTTTTTCATATCTGCTTTATTAGTGATATCACCAGCACGTTCCATGACATCATGGTAAGCATAAATACGTGAATACAATGTACCCATAAATGTATCGGTGCTGGCATCAATCCCAGACATACCAGTCACACCCCAACGCATATAAGCATTGCGAGACATGTTGTGATGACCACGGGTTAGGTTTAATTCAAACTGTCGGCCAAAATCCAATTCACCCGCTTCTTCCATACCTTCGAGTATTTCCCACTTTTGGTTCTCTGTAGCAACCCTATAGTCCTTACGGATTGCTTCCAAGAAAGCATCAGGGTCTGCATTGACTTGACGTGCACGCTTAATACCGTCCATAAGAGCACGTTGACTGGTTTCAAGAACTCCATGATGTAAATAAAAAAGCCTTTTAAGTGCTTGCCCTTTATCAAATGGAAGTTGGACAGCAGCACCAGCAAGACCATTTGTTATTTTAAATGCAATATCTGCGCTGTTGCCGATAGCAGCAGTACCTGCAGCAAGACCTGAAAGAACATTGTTATAACGGACTGACCACAGCTCACGTGAAAACATATTCATGCCTTCTCTGTTGAAAAGCAAGTTTTTAAAACTGAGTTGCTTGTCTACCCATTTATACAAAGCAGCAATAGTATTAACATCACCATCAGAATGTCTGAAGGCATCCATCAACGGTTTAAGTAGTTGAGGATTCTCACGTCTAGCGGCTTCAATTGATTCTCTAAACTGCTTAATATTTGCATGCCTAGCATTTTTAGCTGTAGTGAACTCACTATTAATAAGTTGAGTAAGTTCATAAGCATCATCTGACTTACCTTGAAGTCGAGTCAGGATATCTTTATTTTTAAGCATCCAGCCGCTGATGTACTTATTAAGTCCATGCTCAGCCATCAAAAATTCAAGCTTATCGAGAACCATTTCTTGAACCCGATTGTCATCAGCAATCTCTTGGAAGGTTTCAGCACCCTGAGCAAACGAAGTAATTTCACGCCCAAAAGTATCCATAATACGAGCACTTGATTCTGTAACTTGTCTACCTAAATAGAGATCAATAAGATCACGCATGGCAAGTTCAGCGCCAAGGTTTTGTACTTCGTTTAAGAAATCAACCTTAGTACCATCTAAAAGTACTTGTGTAGCACGGTCATCCAAGAATAGATTTTTTAGATCAGCTGGTGACGTACCAGGATTCATGATGTCTGTATAAACCTTCCAAGCGGCATTACTCATGCCAGCACGTGTAACTCTGAAACCATTGATAACCGCATCAAAGTTGCCTGCTTCACGAGCAGACTCAGCCACACCAAGAACAGCGTTACGACTTCTACCTAGCACATTCGCTTGTCTTACCATAGATGAAGACAAGACAGGTGCAGGATCACCAATAGCACCTGTGGTTTTCAGGTAAGTAACGTCTGCCATGTTTCGGGCAACGTTAAGAGGTGGTGTGCTTTGAGTAGCAGTAGAAGCAGCTCGTGCAAGACGAGGCATCATCGCTGGTTCGTAATAAGCTGCACCAGCTTCCAACAGCTCAGCAGCCTCATTATCGATTTCACGAATCTGTGTTCCTTCTGCTCTTTCCATATGGGTTTCAAGAGCAGATTTGACATTGGCATCTGAAGTGCCGGTTTCATCAAGCTGCTTTAAAAGTCTTTTGTATTCTGTAGTAAGAACATTTTTGTGGTAATCACTAGGGTTGGTAGCTAGAGCCTCTTCAATTTCAAGAAGTTTGAATTGCGTATCAGGATCTGCTGCATTACGAGCAGCAGCTTGTTTGGCAGATCTAGAAACTTTATCTTGTGGATAAAACCACCGTAATGGGTTGAGACCTTTTTGAGCCAGAAAACCAACCACGTTTCCAGCAACTGAAAGGCCAACTGATTCACTCTGATTCTTATACTTACGGATTTCTGCTGTGTCACTATCGAGTGTCTTCCATTGTTCAGGGATGGGTGCAAAACCTTTAGGACCAAAGACACCTGGCATTACGTCAGATATTGTCCGCATAGCGTTGTCATCTTGAGCAAGCTCATCGTTAACTTCTAAAATAGCAAGATCAACAGCTGCATCACCTGCAACAGTTAAAGCTCCTTTAGTAATTCCCGAGACACCTAATTTAGATACAGCAGTACTAACTCCAGCGCCACCATAAATAGCAGGAAGTACAACAGAAGAAATCTTACGAAGTGCTTTGTACTGTGATCCATCACGATTAGAAACTTCGTCCCACATTTTTTTGAGTGAAGAAACATCGTCAGGATCAATGTCAGTATCTCTTTCAATATCTTCGTCACCGATGCCAGTTAAATAATCAACAGTATCTATGGCGGTGTCGATAAGACCCATGCCCATAGCAACACCAGCATCCTGGATAGGATTATTACCTTCCAGCCATGTCATTGGCCTGACAGGAACACCATTTTTGAAGACGACATTATCTTTGTGGTAGCGTTGACCATCAAAAACTACAAAGTCTTTGTCTTCGTCATCTTCTTTAGGTTGTTCCTCCGTCTCTTTAGGCGGTACTGGATTATCTGTTAGTTCTTCTTCTTCTTCAATAGGCTCGTAACGAGCATTCTCTTCCGCAATCTCCTGTTGGATGCGGAGAAAACTATCAGACATTAATTAGCCTCCTGCAAATATCTAAGGAAAATCCTGTTTCCCAATGAATCAGGAGTTTTGGTGCCAACACCATAAGCATCACAACTGACGTGATAATTAGTTGTTGAACCAGAACGACCCTGTGTTCCAATAAATGCTCCGGGTTGTAGTTGTTGTCCAACACGAAGACTGCCGTTTACCGTGCCAAAGTGTGCACAACGCATTTCAAATACATGTCCTGAGTCAGGATCTCTTACGTTTAATTCAACATAATTACCAGGACCACGACGCTGATCACCCTTCTCTAAGTGGAACTGTTCGTCATTACCTCTTACAACCTTTACAACTTTGGCTGCAAATGGGAAATAGAAAGGAGTACGAGCTTTGCCATTTCCAACAACAAAATCAATACCGCCTTCACCTGGATCTTTAGGGTCAGTAATAATGATTCCTTGGTTAGTACCTGATTGAATGCCAGTTACACCAAAACCACCACGTTCAAGAAAACGCTTATAAACAGACTTTGTATATTCCTTCATGTTTGGATGACCAGGAGCAAACCCTTTGTAATTAGCGTTGTCCCATTGATCAACAGCTCCAGGGCCTCCATACCAACCAGCAGCTACACGACGAATCAGTTCTTCACCTGTATAACCAAGAGCAGATTGCTGCTGCAACCTTTCTCTAAACTCTCCATTAGTTACAATCCTCTGAGCAGTAGGATCTGCATTAAATTGCTGAGGCGTCATCGTGTATCCGAGATGCTTTTTAGTCCAAGAAGGAATGTTGGTCGAAAGAATTTGACTTAATCCAGTAGCACCAGAATCTGCACGATAAGCAGAAGGGTCGCCACCGGATTCTTGATTAATGATTGCATCGACAAGTGCACTATGTGCTGCTCCACCTTCTCGATAAGTCTGGATGTTCTGAGACATATATCGAGGTTGGCTATTGCCATTAGCTAACGCTCTCTGTAACCGCTGTTCTTCCACAAGACCTCTTGCACCTTGCAATGCAATTTGAATCTGTGGATCGTTAGCACCTTGAGTTCTAAGTGAGCGTTGAAAGTCAGTTTCAATACCTTTAAAAGATTCGTCAACAACTTTAGCGTTTTGATTAAAAGCTTCGATTGGAGTTAGTTCGCCATCAGACGCTTCAGCAATTTTGTAATATTGATTGGGTATGACAATTTCTTTGCCTTCTTTTACTTGCTTAATTAAATCGAACAGTACAGGTTCAGGTATCATATTAGTGGTATTAAGTGTATTTTTGTCAGCTGTATATTGAGCAAGCTTTTTTTTCATATCAGCAATTTGGGCTTCCTGGCCTGCATTTAACCCTGTTGCACTGCCCGAAGGAGTTGCAAAACTAGGAGGGACAAATTGAGTAAAATAAGTAGGTCCTGTCGTTCTGTTTGCATTTCCTCTGCTAGATGAAGAAGAATTAGCTTTAGATTCCTCCTTATATTTGTCAACCCGTGTTTGGACATCTTTTAGAGGGTCATTAATAGTAAAGACGCTCTCTCCGTTTAGGATCAACTTATTAACCTGATCAATTGCTTGTTTATGTGCCTTAGCGCCATCTCCAGGATCAATACTGGAGAGCTCCATAAAAAACTGTTCGTAAAGATTTAAAGCTTCTTCTAATGCTCCAGCTGCTCCAAGTGTCGATTCGTTTGAGAATTTAACTCCAAGCACCTTGCGAATACTCTCTTTTATACTCTGGGAAGCACGCTCTCTGCTATACATCCCGACCTTTCTAAGACGCTCAAATTCCCTAGCTTGGTTTAAATATTGATTTCTAAGGTTTGGATTAATATTAGATTCAAGAACATCACGAACAGTAAGAGTCTTGTTACGAGCCTTCTCTTCTAATTCTTTTTCTTCTGCCTCAGCTTGTTTAGCATCAAGAGTGAGATCCACGTATAGCTTTTGAAATTCTGAAATCGCACTGGGTGAAACAAGATTCTCAGTTAGGTTTTCAACAGCTTTGTCAACATCAGCTGCGGTAAGATCTTTACGATCCATTTGCTGCTTCATTTGTTGCCTCCAAAAAAGAAGAAGTTCCTCTTCGTTAGCTTTTCTTTGAGCCTTTTCTGCTTGACGTAGATCATCTACTCTTTTCGCAGCAGCTTTTTCAATGTCGTTCCAGTATTCTCCAAGCTGATCTTTTAGAGTCGTCTTACCACCACCTACATGATCAAACTGAAGCGTTGATAAAACCTGAATCAGATTCTGCGATAGATCACCAGAGTCAGCTGCTTTTTTTAAAGTATCAGCAACGTCTGCTCTTCCCATTCTATTTGAACGGAGCTGGGACATAGCAGTGTTAATAATTGCCTGAGGTTGCTTTTTCTTTACAGAATTAAATACGTCAAGCTCATGAAGTTCATCTCGGGTTTTCTTTTGCCGTTCAGCATTTTCACGGGACCATCTTGCAGAATGAGCAGTAACTGCCTTTGTTAGCGGTTCATCGACAAGGGATGCAAATGCCTCTGTTGTAATATTGGAAAAATTATCACCAATAAACTGACGTGTAAATGCAGCTTGCCAAGCCGCCATATCAGCTGGTTTAGTAATATCGTTATATGCTTTAGGTACACCATCCTCACCAATAATGGTTAGGGTTTCCTTGGCATTTTCTAAAGCAAGAGGTGCGTCAGCAGCAATACCCTGAATTTGTGCACGTTGATATGCTGCAACGTAGTAGGGATCTCTACTGCGTACTTCCTCAGCAATAATGGAACCAGTCCCATCTTCTTGCTCAATATCGTTAGCAACTTGATTTGCTAGTTTAGACGCATTATTAATCGACTGAATAGTCGAATCTAATACACCAGGATTTTTATTTGCACCTGTGTGATAGTCAAAGTGTGCTTGAGCAGTTTGCTCTTCAATATGCTTTGAAAGAATTTGACCGCCAATTTCTGCAAGTGACGAGCTAAATTTACCAAGTTCTTTTAGTACGTTACCCCTAGTCTGCTCATTTTGAATTGCACTTCTTATGTCCTCTAAAGCAAACTTTTGATTTGACTTAAGCAAATTACTTTGACGTTGCGCCTCTTGTGACTCCAGACTTGCTGTGTCTGGTTCTCTGTAATAGCTAAATGTCATCAAATATACCTCGAATAGTTAAGGTCAGGGATATCCATCTCATACAAATTACTATTAAATGAAGGCATCCCACTGATTTTCAAACTTCTACTGAAATCCATCTTATTTGTATTACTGTATGGAGATTTTGGTTGGAATTTGTTGAATGCATCAAGACCTGTTGATAACCCCCCAGTAATACCAGCAGCCAGATTCAAGTAATCCGTGAATCCTTTTTGTGGTGCTCTCTGTGGTACATAATCAGTGATGTAGTTTGTTTGGATAGGCGCAGCTGCAACAGTTGACAGTTCTTGTGATCTTGCCTCTTGCATCCGTCTATTTATACCTATGCCCTCTGTATATCTCGCTAAATCAGCAGCACGTAATTGTGATAGTCCTGCTGCTGTTCCTCTGCCAGATAGGGCTCGTATTCTACTATTTGTAACCTGGTTAGTACCTAACCTTTGTGCCATCTGTGCATATCTATCTCGGTTTTTCAGTACGAACTCGTCTAGAGCATTATCTATAGCTGCTTTTGATCTTGCTCTAGCTTCAACACCAGCTACTTCAATATTATCTAGGTTTGCACCTACTCTTGCTTTTCGGTTTTGAAAGCTTGCATTTACTTGAAGTTGATTGAATAACCTTCTTTGGTTTTCTGCATCAATTTCTGCAACCCTCTGTTTATTAGCTGCGTATGCAGCATCAGCTGCACTGTTATCAAAAAATCCTCCAAGGGCTCCAAGTATCTGGGAACCTCCAGAAAGAATCCCTAATGCTGCTGGGAATACCATTTTGTAAATAGGATAAAGGGTAAGTTGTTGGGACCAAATTCAACCTCTTCTATAAAGGTAAATCCCAAATATTTCAGCAACCTAAGGTGTGCTGTATTGCGCTTATCTACATAGTTCCACAGAAGATTCTCGTTTCTGCTGTCTATAAAGCGTTTAGCCTGCCTAGCAAACAGAACAGGAAAGTCATGGATGGCTGGTGTACAGAGCATCCAGATAGCTCCGTTGTCGCCTATCCCAGCTAGTCCGGCAGTCCTGCCGTCAGGTACTGTGAAATATATGCAGAAGCCTTCTAGTGCTTCCTTAGGTATTGCTTCTACAGGATCTACACCATACCCTTCAACTACTTCTCTATGGTCTTCTAGACGTAGATTAGAGGCCACCTCTAAGGCAGCCTCTTCAGTAATTTCGTGTATAAATTTAGATCCGTTTATAAAATCTGTTGGTGTACTCTCCTTCCCAGGACATTGATTCAATGTTTGTTGGTGATGGATGAGTTGAAGAGATAGTAACACTTACGTTTGTATTCCTTTCGTAAATTGGAATTGTTCTAAAACTCCCATCTAAGTTGGGAGCCCTGTTTGCATTGTATCCATCTAGTATGGACGATTCATGTGTATCAACAAAGTCTTGTTTGCCTGTACGTTCAAGCTTTGTTTTGAATTCTCCAACCGGTCCAAAGTTTAGTTTTAGACGTTGGACTATTAACGAAGAACTCGTATCAGATACGATTTTTGTACCTTTTGTAGCGGTTGGGTAAATAGTTGGTAGTTCAATCTTCATCTCATATTGATGACCAACCCTCACTGGATCCGATGACCAGTCACCAGTCAGACTAACTGTGCCGCTGCTAACAGTACTTGTTTCATACCTTCCTCGATTGTCGTTTGTCTCAGTTACAACAACAGCTACTGGTTTGCCGTTAGCCAGAGGAGTATCAGATGGTAATGATAATGTAGTGGTATTAGTTGCTGAGTCATAACTTAATTGACTTGCGGCTAAAGTTTGATAGTAGTCAAGATGGACATTAAACTCTCTGCCACTCTGTGAGACAAATGGACGAGAAGCTGTATCTGTTAATTGTATCTTGCATAGCTCGTAATCTTCACTAACGATGTAGTATTCATCGTTAATGATAAATTGATGAAGTATGTTTTTTTCAAAGTTCCATACAAACCAGGCACCTTGCAAACGCTGTTCTGTATTTCCAAAATACTTGAAAGCATAAGCAGTATTTGTACCACGCTTACTAGCAACAATAAACTGATTTTCTCTTGAGTTGGCTACTGTGTCAATATCTTTTGGCAACAGCCTTTGTACATTCTTACTGTTTTCAATAATCTGTGGTTGAGATTCTCTGTTTACGTTGATCATTTCAAAGAACCTGCTGTATTTACCAGCATTATCAACAAAAGCTATGCTTGTACCAAGTGACAGTGGCGATACATTAATATTGTAATTATAGGTAGATAGAGTGTACATCTTGGCCGTCTCTGGATTCAAGATATCACTATCTGTTGAGAACAAATATTGAGCTGTGCCACTAAATAAAACTAGACCAGTATTGATTTCAGTTCCATCGACCAAAGCGTTCGGACTCGATGAACTACAAGTGATGTCAATCCTATCTATTCCAGAAAATGTTAAAGCTGTTTTTTTCCAGAAATTTCCTAGGTTTCCAGGTTGCGACAAAATTAGTCTGCTACCACTTAACATACACAAACGGTCTCTATGAAACAAAAGCTTGCTGATCTTATTATTTACAAAGCTTGGTTTCTTATTTGTATTTTCATCACCAACTTCACGGGTGCCCCAGCTGTACTGCTCTAGGGTCATCGTTGTGGCACCAGTACGTTTTAAAACATAAGGTAAGGTTGCAGGATCAAATGAAGTTGTAATACCAGGTTCAGCACATTCTTCCCAGAAACCAGGACCATCTCTATCGTTTTCTCCAACAAACTTCAGATAATAATCATCTTCTCGTAGGTCAGCACTGTTCGTCACCTTGACAATCATGCCATGTTTACAACTTCTAGGTAACTCACTTTCATCATTAACAGTATCTGTAACGATATTAAAAAGATCTTTATCTAGTGCCTCTACGTTGAACGCACTTGTATGTGTTAGGTAAATACCATTACCAATAATCTGTTTGCTGACACTTGTAATGTCTTGTGCAATTCCTGCAAGGACTCCAGCTGCATCAAGTGTGTTCTGATTGTCAATATCAATCGGTGTTGGTCTGATGCGATTTAGATTATTTCTGTAAGAAGTAGTATTAATCTTATCGATATTGATAGTATGCGTACGCCCTTCGATAGTTACATCAAAGCTTGTATAGTTTCCTGTCCAGTTGCCACCATATAAAAGATCTACAGTTACTGTGTAACTAACAAAATACTTTACCTGAAGTTGATCATCACTGTTAAAAGTTTGATCTCCAATATATGGCTGTCCTGTGCAAGTTACTCTTACAGCAATTCCAGTATTAGGATCAGTATGGATTTTACTACCTGCTAAATCGACTTGCACAACACATGTAGGATGTGTATTACACGTTACGTTAAAACCTGGATCATTTACTGAAACAACTCTCGCCGATTTCTCAGCAGTGTAGGTATTGTTGTCGTATATGTTTAGGCTATAAGATCGTCTAGGTATTACTTGTCTCAGCTCCACAAATACAGAGTTTGCATCAGGTTTTGTGGGAGCCGTAGCTGTACCCATATTAACTGTTTTAGTTCTATTTGCTAAGAACGTTGTATCGTTAATAGTGAGTGCCTGAATATCTTCATCAGCTGCATGAGTTAGATATGTATCAGGTGAATTAGTTTTAGTGATTGTCATTTCTAGGCCATCGTTGCAGCGCCATACACGAACATTTCCGTCACGCGCTACTTGACCAATATATGACCCTTCATCTTCATCACGATAATATTGGAACCAATTGCCTGCTGACTGGACATTAGTAAGAGTTTTGACAAACTCTAGTCCTGGTCGTTTTGTTAATCCATCAATGAGATCAGGTACAACGTTCTCAGCATTTCTAACCTGCCCAGGTAGTTTCTGTTCATCTGGATACTGAGAGATACCTCGATATAGATCAGGTATTGTTTGAGTAATCGTTGCCATCAGCGCCTCAATGCTTGAAATGGTTGATATGTAACGTAGTTTGTATTATCTGGGAATCCCATAAAATTGTTATCACCCTGATTGCATTCATATTCCATGCATGCAGCACGTGCTAAAGCTTCCTGTTGACCCAACAGCTGTACTAGCTGTGGGTTGGAAACAAGTTGAGTTGCAGCACGTGTAGAAGAACGATATGTAATATATCGCTGAAATACCGATGGAATATCTTCGAAGTCATAGACCCGAATAATATCTACTTTGATAGTATCTTCAAACTCAAACTTCTTAGATACTTTGTCATATAGCTTTCCTGCTCTCTTTACAATATTCATTGTTCTATCGTGCTTGTTGCCGCTTACGTCAATACGTAATGCATCAGTGGGCCAAACAATATATTTTGTTGTTTGATCAGGTGCCAGTGGTACTTCTTCTTCTCTGTTAAATACCCACCCTTCATTCTGTACATCGATTAATGATTCTTTAAATATATTGTACACATAGCTGACTTCTGGGTTTGTCATATCAAGCGTTGTCAGTGGCGCTTGTCCGATGCTCCCCAAGATTGAGTTCACAGCGGATAGTTCGGTATCGGTGCCAATTGTTGAGGACATAAGAATAAAAAAAAGGGCCTCCGAAGAGACCCCAGTAAAGAATAAATATCAGAATGCAGAAGGTGCAGTACCACCCACATACAGCTCAACGGCTGCAGCAGGGTTGATGTAGTCAGCGCCCATTGCAAGGCGTCCAAGCAGTACATCGCCCTGGTAGATGACGGATACGTCTCCACTAGTAACCTGTACTTGTGGACCGATTGCTTCGACAACACCGGCTGCTTCCTTTTGGAAGATCAGACCAGCAGACACAGCGCCGAATTCGGAAGCAGTGCCGTAGTCGTTGTTGATGCCACTAGAGGCACCGGAAGCATCCTCCAAGGAAGGACCGATGAAGTCACCAGTATTGCCAGGAGAAGTCTGACCAGTAGTACCGGCATACTTGGTGCCGTACTTGCCAAGGAACGGAATGTTCATTGACTTGTAGATGTGGATACCAGCGATCTCGATGACACCGCTGCCGCCTTGCAGAGCAGTGCCCTGAACGTCACGGTTTACAAGACCATTAGAACCAACAGCTTGGATCAGTTCGTAGTACTGACGGGGGTTCAGGACAGCGCAACGTCCGTCTGAACTAACGCCCTTTTCATCTAGAGCAGCAGCAGCGTCATAGAAGGCTGCGACAAGTGCAGAGGAAGAGAACGCATCAGATTCGTTAGAAGAAGCTCCAACGCGAATCTGAGTACCACCGGGCTCTTCAAACCCAGTTGCACTGACAGGAGATGCCGCACGAGCACCGCGAGCAATAGCGCGGAAGATCAAACGGTCATACTTTTCTGCGAGTGCATAGCCGATTTTGCGGCTAATTTCGCTTCGCAGATCGTAATGAGAAAGGGTTTCATCAAGGTCATAAACGAAAGCTGAACTGATCAGCAGGTCGTCAACCGTGATGGTCTTCTCAGCCACCGGGGGTGCACCATCGGTATTACCGAGGATTGCATTACCAGGCGTATGGTATTCAGCCTTGGTACGGCCGGTGTAAATGAACTGAAGACTTTTGCCATTCTTCAGTGTACGCTTCATCACAAGATCGCGAGCGATCGCGTTGTGCTGGAAGCCTTTGAACATCTCGCCGGAAAAGAGCTTCAGGTACAAAGCTCGCTTATCACCAGCGAGGTTAGCCTGACCTACCTGTGTAAGAGCGGTAGTCAGGGTAGAATTTTGTTGTGCCATTTTTATAGAGAGTGTTTATCATTAACTCTCTGAACGTTCAGAGTTATTCAGTTGTAAGTTGTGGTCTATCCCACCGTCTAGACGGCTAAGGGTATCCGGCTTACCGGGCCAAAGCCAATTGATGGGCAGGGGTTCACACCCTGCCACCCGTTTTAACGGATCATCGTTTGTATGCGACACCGCGATACTTGAGCTTCAGTTCCTTGACAGCTTGCTGCTGCTCACGGACACGTTGCTTGAGTTCAAGTTTCGTCATTGTGTTTACCTCCGAAGAGATCCCAAGACCCCGTTCCATGCCTTGGGTAGCATGCGTCTTCTACATCGTGTCAAACAAGACTTCAAGTTTTAGTTTGTCTAGTTGAGCTTTAAGTACCAGAAGAGCTTCTTGCTCATCTGGATCACCACCAGGCCAAAACTTAATGTAATGGCTGACAGCTTTATGCATAAGTTCAACGTAAGCATCGTTGACTCTAATCTCGTATTCCATAATTAAGAAGATGAACGGACGGGTTTATTAACTATCAATAAAAAGTCCTTTTATGTCGCGGTGAGCTAGGCCGGTGATCCCAAAATATATAGGAAAATATAGAAAGGACTACCAGCAGAGTTGTCAATAATATCACTTTGATCTCTTCTTTTTTTTGCGAAGAGCTTCAATCATTGCATTTTGCTTCTCGCGAGCACTAGAGGATTTACCTGCGGCTGTTCCTTTGAGTGCTTTTTTAATTCTTTTTAAAGGCATAGTTATCCAATAGTTGGCGTTTTCAGTGCAACTGGAACAATGTTGTTAGCTGCAAGATCAAGAGGGAAGTTATGAGCATTCCTTTCGTGCATGACTTCAAAGCCAAGGTTTGCGCGGTTCAGCACATCAGCCCAGGTGTTAACGACCTGACCCTGATTGCTCAGAATCGATTGGTTAAAGTTAAGACCATTAAGATTGAAAGCCATAGTGCTGACACCCAAAGCTGTAAACCAAATGCCGACGACAGGCCAAGCTGCAAGGAAGAAGTGGAGTGAGCGGCTATTGTTAAATGAAGCATATTGAAAAATCAATCGACCAAAATAACCATGCGCAGCAACGATGTTGTACGTCTCCTCTTCTTGTCCAAACTTGTAGCCATAGTTCTGACTAATTTCTTCAGTGGTTTCACGAACCAAAGAAGACGTGACAAGACTGCCATGCATAGCTGAGAAAAGACTTCCACCGAAGACGCCAGCCACACCAAGCATGTGGAAGGGGTGCATCAGGATGTTGTGCTCGGCCTGGAACACCAACATGAAGTTGAAGGTGCCGGAGATGCCCAGGGGCATGCCGTCAGAGAAGGAACCTTGTCCAAGGGGATAAACAAGAAAGACAGCAGTCGCCGCTGCGACCGGAGCAGAGTACGCAACAAAGATCCAGGGCCTCATTCCCAGTCGGTAACTAAGTTCCCATTCTCGTCCCATGTAAGAGAAGATACCGAGCAAAAAGTGGAACACCACGAGCTGGTACGGTCCGCCGTTATAAAGCCATTCGTCAAGAGAACCTGCTTCCCACACTGGGTACAGGTGCAAACCGATGGCGTTGCTGCTAGGCACGACAGCGCCGGAAATGATGTTGTTTCCATAAAGAAGAGATCCAGATACAGGCTCACGAATACCGTCAATATCAACGGGTGGTGCTGCAATGAATGCAATGATGAAGCAAGTGGTTGCTGCGAGCAGGCAGGGGATCATCAGTGTCCCGAACCAGCCCACGTAGAGTCGATTATTTGTAGAAGTAACCCACTGGCAGAAGTTCTCCCAGGTCGAATTACGTCGTTGTGAAAGTGTTGAAAAGGTTGTCATTTAAATAAAAGTGCATGTCTATGTCGCCGTTAAGTAATACCATTTTTAGGAGTTGGCTCTCCAAAGCTAGGGAGGGAATTGCACCCTCCTTTATTTCTATTTAGCTAATCACCAAAGACCAGGAATAATCTGACCTGTCAGTGCATATGATCCAAGAGCTGCAATAACACCAAGCATGGCAAGGCGTCCATTCAACATCTCTGCTTTTTCGTTGTGTGTCACGGTTACTTCAGCGGTGTACATACGTGGTTCGGTAGGCCAAATTTGCGTATCGTTCATCAGAAGCTGTACTTAGCGCCAGCCTTCACGCCATAGCTGTTGACCTCACCAGTCAAAAAGCTCAGCTCTCCGTAGGTACTCAGTGAGTCATTCACAGGAACAGAAGCACCGACCTTTCCTGACAGTTCAAAATCAGCTTCTCCTGCATCTTCCAGGAGGTAGGCAGGTCCAGCTTGAATGTACCAGTTATCACCTTCAAAACCTACGTGGGTTTCAATGGTAGTGGTTGCATAATCAGATCCAGCAAAACCGGAGTTTGATTCAACGTTCACATAAGGGCCAGCAACAGCAGCAGTGCCGAAGCCGAGGAGGATACCAGTTGCGATAATAGATTTCATTAAATTAGAGTTACTTTTTTTTTGCAGTTTTTGCGGCGCGTTTGAAGTTCTTTGCTGTGGGTGCGCCAGCAGACCCAGGCTTTCTCATTTTCTCTCCACTGCCAGCAGCGATACGCTTGCGCTTAGCGTGGATGTTTGCATAAAGACCTTGCTTAGCCATAACGTTTCTTAGTTTTCCTTTTAGCTAGGGGTAACTGGGGCCTGTTCTTTTTAAATTAGTATTTTTTGCCATTAGGCTTCTTCACAGCCTTGGTGTTTTTCTTGACTGGTTTATGTTTTTTGCCGTTATGCATGGTTAAAAGAAATTTTCTGATTGTTCAAGTTTTTCAATAATTGCCTGCCTATATGCAGGATCACGGTCATAACGAGGATCAGACATTGCTTCAACAACCTCTGCTTGGCTTTTAAAGGTTTCGCGACCAGATGTATTTGGTGCCTTGCCTGTAATCATCTGCCCATCACTACCATTTTCAGATTCATACCTTGCGTTTAAACCAGCTACTGCAAGTTCAATTGCCTTTGCATTGCCTGTTTCAACAAGTGAATCAAATGCTTGAATTGATTCAGCATCCAGATTCTGACCTGCCCAATCCACAAGCAAATCATAATTTGCTTCACCACCAACGCTTTCCTTAATTGACTTGACTTGCTTGTCATCTAATTGAGGCGTCGGTTGTGTATTAGCTTGAGTATTAATATATGCACTGATTAATTCTTCGCTAGACATCTCTGTCAGCATAGACATAGTTTCTGCAGACAGTTCGCCCATCTCTTCATATTCAGCAGTTGCTGAATTTAGAACCTCAATAGTACTAGACGGCTCATCAACAGGTTGTTCTTCTACCTCAGGCTCAGACTCACTCTGACTACTCAAAGCTTTCTGTGCTTCTAGATAACCTTTCTCTAAATCTTCTACACTTTTATATTTACCGGCAAGCAATTGATTGTCAGCTGCTTGCATCTGTTCACCGAGCGCAAGTGATTCTTGCTCATCGGCATTCAGTTCGGGTGCGTCTGCTTGAGACTCATCCATCGAAATAGTATTACTCATTTTGTGGTGGTAGTGGTTGTTCTTCTTGTGGTTGCTTAGAAGGATCCATCATGGGTGCACGTGCTAGCTGACCAGCTTGTTCTACAAGAGCTTGCTCCTGTGCCATCTGTCGCTGTGCTTGCATCTCTTGCTGAATCTGTTCTTCACGCTTGACCAATCCGAGGTAGTCAATACCTTGAGCAGCGGCAAGTCGTTTGATAGCTTCAGTTGAATTGATGTATTTCATCAATGCTTCAGGACCAAGTGTCTGAGCAATAGTTGTGATAAATGTGGTGAGACTTTCACGGTCTTGACCACGACCCAAAGCATTCACACCAGCGACAATAGTAGGGCTGACAAAGTCTTTAGGAATTTTTGGTAGCTGTCCATTACGTTGCAGAACCAGCATGACTCTGTTCAAGTAAGGAACGAGGAACTCGACGGTAAGCAGACTAAATAGTCCACCAAGTTGTTGTTCTAGTTCAAGTTGTGTAAGGCGAACTTCTTCAGCAGTAGTTCTTTCAGACTGTCGGATGTTCAGCTGTAAGAACGCCTCTCCAATTCGACGCTCAAGTTGTTGAGCAAGGTTGGCAGCAGTAGCAAAGTCAGCTGTCTTGCCACCGGTAGTGACGACAGTGACATCTTCCTGCCTGCCTTGAATAATTGCACCGTTACCAGCCTGTGCAAGTGTTTGTGGTTTTGTGGTGCTCGACGGGCTTACAAGGAATACAACCTTAGCCGCCGCAGCTGAGCCTTCCACCAGGGCCTGGCTCAATGCTTCCAAGCTACGGAAGTCACCCAGAAATTCTTCTACACGACCACGGCCGTAGTCTTCGCCATCACAAGTATTGAATCTAAGAACCAACCATGGGCTTGAATTCTTTGGAGCAGTACTTTTAGTACCGTCCATGACTTTACCCATGCACTCCTGATGCCAACGCCAGCGACCATTGTCTAACTTGACGTGCGTGTAGATATCTACTTCATCACTATGTTGTGAACTTTCGTCCTGTACACTTTCTGATTTTGTCTCAAAGTCCTTCATGTTTAGAAGTTCTTTGCTGACTGATTCTTTGGTGATAATTTCTAATACCTCACCATTGCCATCTCGGTTGACGACGTATCGGTTTAGTGGGTAGTGCTTCAAACCATCTTTACCCATAAAGACCAAAGCATTTCCACCAACGATCAGGTGCTTTAGTGCTTGGTGCACAACAACACGATCATTAGAAGCTGCAATTGATTCCATAATGGTGCGTTCCATTTTGGAAAATGACAGGTCGAGTTCACTTCTAATTTCAGGAGTGATTTCTTCACCAAGTTTGTCTTCCTTAATCTGTAGTTTAAAGAAAGTAGTTTGTGGTGGTAGCAGAGCCAACATTAATTTTGCAGCTAATGTCACTACTGCTTTACTACCAACTGACTGCCAAGGTGTAATGAGTACTTTATGGTTTCTTGCCTCATCTTCACGTGAAATAAGATAAGGCAGTGTTAATTTAGAGCACTCTACAGCTGTGTCTAAGAATTGATGTCGGTTTGAACTTAGTTTGCTGTATCGTTCACGGGCACCAGTCATGCATTAATACCTCCTTTTGTCTCCCCAGTATTAAGAGGAATCAAAAGTGAACTAGCATCTCGTTTTGCAGCTTTTGCTGGATCACGCAGACTCTTTGCTCCGTAAGCTACAGGTTTCTTTTTCTCTAACTCGACACGTCTAGGATCAAGCTTTGATGTTTTCGCAATCTCTAGTGGCTTAACTGGAGGTGGCGCAACAATCGGTTGTGGTTTTGGGGTAGGTGGGGTTCTTCTGTTAAAACACATTAGTTTTCTATTCGTTGGATTAACCACTCCACAACTGAACGTTGTCCAGATCGATACATGATCTGACGTTCGGTCCAGTCTGGTGTAGGAGTAACGGGTGGATAGAATTCATTTAACTCTTCGATAATCGATCGAAGTTCTGGGCCAAAGATTGGCTCAAGCGTATTGGGGTAGATTGACATTACTGTGCTCAAAGAAGGCAGGCATCCGAGCTGCTTTGGTGAAGGAAAGTTCAGGTGCTTTACCCTGATACATCAGGTTGTCGCTCTGATCTAGCCAAAACTTTTTGTCCAATTTTTTATCAGATGCTCCAACCTTCAGAGGTTGCATCACCCAATTGATTGTCGCCTTTCTCAATCGGTCCAAGGAAGGTGACGCTTCAAGCCCCAGCTCCTTGCATACGAGGCTGTTGGTTGCCACGTGTATTTGTTCATCTCTGGAGATGTCTGCAGAGACTGTTCGCATACCAGGGTCACCATTAGCTCTAAAGAATGGGAGTAGTACAAAGAAAATTGCACGCTCGGCAACCATTGCTTTGACGATCGTGTGATCTGGATGCGAAGTCCACGCATCCCGTAGCCTGATCGCTTCCGCCTCAGCT